GTATTCATTTAAGTTTTTATTAGCCCAATTACTGACATCTTTTTTTGATGTCCAATTTTGAAAATATGAACTCACAATACCCTTTTCAGTAATTACAACCCAATGAGGTGTATGTGATCTATCTTTTTGACAACCACTTCTTTCAAATTTAGTTGCTTGTTTATATTTACTCATCTTCCCCCCTTCCATAATTTGGTAATCCTTCAAATATCATCATTACACTCATAAAAAATAATAATATTGAAACAACTTGATGAGATGTATGCAAAGCTATGATTAAACTTATTTGAGCCATTGCAACACCCAATAACATTAATAATAGTTTCATTCTTTTTCCTCACTTTCTAATTGTTCTATTAAATTATCCAAACAATCATTAATAGTTGTTTCTGTGCCTTCATTGTCTTTTGGTAAATTACCAAATTTATGAAATCTAGCTTGTTTTTTAATATCATATAAATCACACAATAAATCTGATATATTCATTTTTTCTCCTTTCTTTCTATCTTATTTTTATACCTTATATAATAAACCTTCTTACTACTCAAAATATTTCTTATCGTTTGCTCTTTTATCTCGTGCAGTTCGTTATTAATTGGTTTATATTCTTTTTTACCTATCATTTTTCTTTCTTACTTGTCCTTTATAGTCCTATATTTGTAAAAGTCAACCATAAAAAACACGTTGTTTCTGATCTCATCAGTTGAGGAATAACCTCAATACACCCCCAAGTTGAGGGTGTTTCGATCTATTTAATCCCATTTAGCGGATTGGTATTCTTTAGTATTAGAAATAATATTATATGCTAAATCTGAACTAATTGTATTTAACAACTTGTAAAGGGGAGTATTTTCCGCATCACCTTCGCAAGATTGATATAAGAAACACTTTAAAGACTTTAAATTTTGATACTTATTCGTATTCAAAGACTCCTTGTTATATTTATCTAATATAAATGGATAAGTTATTTCTTTTGTAAAAGGTTCATCCTCATACCTTTGACTCAAAGAATATCTATTTAATGTATTTAGTTTATCAAATAGTTTCTTTGGTTTTGATATAGCTTGTTCCTTAATCTCTTTAAGGTCTTTTGTATATCCTTTAATCTTTGTTATAGAGTTAATAACTCTATAAAGATTTTCTTCACTTACTATAAAAGCACTCATTCTTTCTCCTTTGTTATATATAAAGGATAATATAGGATAATAAAAAAATAGATATGGTCAAAAGTGTCGCACCACTACATATAGATTTACAAGCACTATATCTAGGTTTATTACCTTTAATTGTATTGACTTATAATACGCTTGTTACTCTAAATATTAATGAAGAATGAAAGTAAATTTTATCACGAAATCAAAAAGAACATATCTCAAATTAGTTGGACTAGACTTGAAAATTTTGTCATACTTGGGACTCCTGATCTATTGGGCTACAATACTAATTGCACCTTTTTCACAGTAGAGCTAAAAGTTGCAAGAGGTAACCGAATTACTTTTTCACCTCACCAAATTGCGTTCCATCTTAAACACCCAAAGAACTCTTTCATCTGTGTCAGGGGCCAAGGTCCGAGATCCGTAAAACTTTTTGAAGGCTCCAAGATCCGTGAACTTTCAACCAAGGGTTTAAAGCTGGAACCGGTCGCCGCGGGCTTTGATGAAATATCCAAGGTCCTTGGATCATTGTGATCATTACTAGTGATAGTCGATAAGTTATCACTAGTAATAATTCCTGGTCCTTGGTGCCTGGAGCTTGGCCAAGGGATCCTAAACAAAGGCTAAAATCTAAAATATTTACTTTACCGATCCCCCCTTTTTCACAAAAAAAGTTACTTATATTGTGTACTTGTGCAAGACTTACACTGTTATGGTTGGTAAAATCATTTTCAATAGGTATAGTAACCCTGAAAAATTTTTCAAAAAATTTTATCGTTTTGAAAAAAAATTTTTAAAAATTTTATATGGATTTAAATAACGTAGACATAAGTAAACTACCTGCAGATGTAAGAAAAACATTCAGAAGATTGCAGGTTATGCACGCTGAAAAAAAAATACAGAATAAAGCCAAGGATGATTTTTTATCTTTTGTAAAATGTGTTTGGCCTGACTTTATTGAAGGATCTCATCATAGACACATAGCCGATAAATTTAATAAATTGGCGACGGGTGAAATAAACCGTCTGATCATCAATATGCCACCAAGACATACTAAATCAGAATTTGCATCCTATTTGCTACCAGCATGGATGGTGGGCCGTGATCCAAAGTTAAAGATCATACAAGCAACGCACACGGGTGAGCTCGCAGTAAGATTTGGTCGTAAAGCAAAAAATTTAATTGATAGTGATGACTACACAAAAATTTTTAAAACAAGATTACAAGAAGACAGTAAAGCAGCTGGACGATGGGAAACGGCACAAGGCGGTGAATACTTCGCAGCTGGTGTTGGTGGTGCGATCACAGGTCGTGGTGCAGATCTTCTAATTATTGACGACCCACACTCAGAGCAAGATGCAATGTCCAAGGTCGCTTTAGAAGGAGCTTACGAGTGGTATACATCAGGTCCACGACAAAGGATGCAACCAGGTGGTAAAATAGTTTTAGTTATGACTAGGTGGTCAACCAAAGACCTAACCGGTATGTTAGTTAAAAACCAAACAGAAGCAAAAGCTGATCAATGGCACGTGGTCGAATTTCCAGCACTCATGGAACATGGACCAGTGTGGCCTGAATATTGGAAACAAGACGAACTTGAAAAGGTAAAAGCAACACTGCCTGTTGCTAAATGGAATGCGCAGTGGATGCAAAATCCAACTGCTGAAGAAGGTGCAATATTAAAACGTGAATGGTGGCGAACTTATGACAGTGATACTATTCCACAAATACAACACGTAATACAATCTTATGATACTGCGTTTCTTAAAAAAGAAACCGCAGATTATTCCGCTATCACCACTTGGGGTATTTGGTATCCTAGTGAGGATGAAGGGGCTAATCTTATACTGCTCGATGCCATCAAAGGTAGATACGAGTTCCCTGAACTTAGAAGATTAGCCCTTGAACAATATGATTATTGGAAACCAGAAACAGTCATTGTCGAGGCAAAAGCATCGGGTTTACCTCTGACCTATGAACTTAGAAAGATGAATATACCAGTTGTGAACTTCTCACCATCGAAGGGGAACGATAAGCATGCTCGTGTAAATGCGGTTGCACCTTTGTTTGAAAGTGGTATGATATGGGCTCCTAAGCAAAAATTTGCAGAGGAGGTCATAGAGGAGTGTGCAGCATTCCCGTATGGCGATCATGATGACTTAGTTGATAGTACAACACAAGCTATTATGAGATTTAGACAAGGAGGTTTAATTGACCACCCTGAAGACTACGTGGATCAAGAACAACCTAAACCAAAAAGGATTTATTATTAATGTCTTCTTTAAGAGATAAAGTTTCAAAAAATTTTAGCAAATCTAAAAAAAGTGAATTTGAAAAACGTGTTAATGAACTAAGTGGAGCCATGTCAGAGATGGCTGCCATCCAGTTAGTTTTAGGAGAAATGTTTAGAGAGGGAAAAGAAGATGGTGGTATTATGGGTGGTGTTAGTGATGAAATAAAAGATCCAATAATAAGAAAACTAAAAATATTACCAGACACATTAGATAAAATAGCAAAAAAAATAGCACCTTTATTAGGTTTTGAACCAAAAGAAATTGAAAGACTTTTAGAAGAGGAAAAAAGAAAAAGATCTAAAAGGGCAGAGGGTGGTATTTCAAAACTACTAGGTGAGTAATGATTAAAAAACTAACAACTACCATACCCCCTTTACGTGGACCTAACCCTCAAGGGTTGAATGTTCCTCTAAAACAAGTTAAAACGATCAAACTGGAGAAATTAAATGGCAGAAATAGACAAGTCGCTACCCAATCAGACAAGAACAGAAATAGAAGTTCCATCTGAAGAAATAGACGTAAAAGAAAAAACAGTAGAACAAGCACCTGTTGAAGTCACACCTGAAGAAGATGGTGGTGTAACATTAAACTTTGAACCTGGTGCAATAAACATTCCTGGAACAGAATCACATTTTGATAATCTTGCTGACATTTTACCAGATGATGTTTTAGCTCCCATAGGTGGAGACATGGTTCAAAATTATATGGACTATAAAGCATCAAGAAAAGATTGGGAACAATCTTACACACAAGGTTTAGATCTTTTAGGATTTAAATACGAAAATAGAACAGAGCCTTTTCAAGGAGCAAGTGGTGCAACACACCCAGTGTTAGCAGAAGCTGTTACACAATTCCAAGCACAAGCATACAAAGAACTATTACCAAGTGGTGGACCTGTAAGAACTCAAATCATTGGAGTAAAAAATTCACAAACAGAATTACAAGCTCAACGTGTTAAAGATTACATGAACTATCTAATTATGGATCAAATGAAAGAGTATGAAGAAGAGTTTGATTCTATGTTATTTCATCTACCACTAGCAGGTTCTACATTTAAAAAGGTTTACTATGATGTACCGATGGGTAGAGTGGTTTCAAAATTTATACCCGCAGATGAATTAGTTGTACCCTACACAGCAACTTCAATTGATGATGCAGAGGCAGTTATACATGTTGTTAAAATTTCAGAAAATGAATTAAAAAAACAACAAGTAAATGGTTTTTACTCTGATATAGATTTAACACCACCAGGCACTGTCGAACAAAACTCTGTAGAGAAAAAAGAAAGAGAATTAGATGGCACTAAAAAAGTCGGTAAACAAGAAACTATGTATACACTCTTAGAGTGTCATGTAAATTTAGACTTAGAAGGTTTTGAAGAAGTTGGTGCTGATGGACAGCCAACAGGAATAAAATTGCCCTACATTGTAACTGTAGAAGAAGGCAGTCGAGCAGTACTCTCTATTAGGAGAAACTTTGCACCCAACGATCTAAAGAAAAATAAAATTCAATATTTTGTACATTTTAAATTTCTGCCAGGACTTGGATTTTATGGCTTTGGATTAATTCATATGATTGGCGGATTGAGCAGAACAGCGACTTCTGCTCTCCGTCAACTATTAGATGCTGGAACATTATCTAATCTACCAGCTGGTTTTAAACAAAGAGGTGTTAGAGTTAGAGATGAAGCATCACCAATACAACCAGGTGAGTTTAAAGATGTTGATGCACCAGGTGGTAATTTACGTGATGCGTTTTTCCCATTACCCTACAAAGAACCATCACCAACATTATTACAATTAATGGGTGTAGTAGTATCCGCTGGTCAAAGGTTCGCTGCTATTGCAGATATGCAAGTGGGTGATGGTAATCAACAAGCGGCTGTTGGAACAACAATCGCATTATTAGAACGTGGATCAAGAGTTATGTCTGCTATTCACAAAAGATGTTACGCAGCCATGAAAGATGAATTTAAATTATTATCTAAAGTAGTTTCACAATACTTACCACCAGAATATCCATACGATGTTGTTGGTGGAGCACGGAACATTAAACAATCTGATTTTGATGATAGAATAGATGTCATACCGGTAGCAGATCCAAATATATTTTCTATGTCACAGAGAATTACTTTAGCACAAACACAATTACAGTTAGCTACATCAAATCCACAAATCCATAACTTGTATCAAGTTTATAGAAACATGTATGAAGCAATCGGTGTTAAAAACGTAGATGCAGTATTACCACCACCAGCGCCTAATGCACCAATAGATCCAAGTATGGAACATATAAATGCTTTAGCTGGTAAACCATTCCAAGCTTTTCCAGGTCAAGACCATAGAGCACACATAACAGCCCACTTAAATTTTATGTCGACCAACATTGTTAGAAATAATCCTGCAGTTATGGCTTCTATACAAAAAAATATTTTAGAGCACATTAGTTTAATGGCACAAGAACAAGTACAATTAGAGTTTAGAGAACAGTTACAACAAATGATTATGATGCAACAACAAGCAGCTCTAAATCCACAGATACAAGCACAGTTGCAAGCGTTGACAAACCAAGTTGAAGCTAGAAAATCTGTGTTGATAGCTGAGATGACACAAGAATTTATGCAAGAGGAGAAAAAAATTACATCACAATTCGACTCTGATCCCCTTTTAAAACTAAAAGCTAGAGAAGTAGACTTACGTGCTATGGAAAATGAGAGAAAAAGAGATAGTGATGTGGCACAACAAGACATTGCAAGATCAAGATTGATGCAACAAGGCGATATTGCAGATGAAAAAATGGAACAAAACGAAAAATTAGCTAAATTACGTGCCGGAGTTAGTCTTGCAAAGACCGGAGTGCAACAAGCTAAGGTACAAATAGAGGAATAATTATGCCACTGAACAAAAAAGGTAAAAAAATTATGAAATCTATGAAGAAACAGTATGGCAAGAAGCAGGGTGAAAAGATATTCTATGCATCTAAGAACAAAGGTGTTATAAAAGGGGTAAAAAAA